AAAAAGTGTATTAAACATACCTGTTAGCATATTGTTTCCTTTTCCTTGGTTTGTTAATTTACGATTCGCCGGAGTTTCAATCTCTGTTATCCTACGCATCACAAACAATTATATACTGAAACGTGTAAAAGGTCAACCGTACGGGAAAGTCAGTGTTGTTGCGACTAATTGTCTTTGACCTTGGGCACCTGGAACAGGTCTATGCCGTCCTTGATGAGGTCATCCACCTGTTTCTTGGAGGGATTGCCATAGAACTCCAGATCTCTCTTGCCTCGGTGTGCCTTCCTGGCCTCTCGGGCGAAGTTCTTGCCCACGTTCTCGAAGTTCTGTTCCACGTGGTTCTGTATCTGCTTCAACAGTGTTCGGGCCTGTCCGCCCATCACCATCTGGTCACCCGCCATCTCCTTGACCTGGGCTTTACCACGCTTCCTGGCAGTGCTCTTCCGTGCCACCGCTGGCGCCATGATGTCCTTGCTGACCTTGGTGCTATCGCACATGGGACATAACAACTGCCCCTGTGCCAGTTGATTCTCGTAGTCTTCGTTGCTGGGGAACCATCCCTCGAACTTGGCGCTACATTCACATTTCAGGGAGAACTTTATCATAAAACTATTTACATTATATACTTGACTTCAAATTGTGTCTACTATATAATCGAGACATGGCATCATTTAATACATCAGGATACACACCAGGCGCGGCCAAGAAGACCTCTCAAGGCAGGAACAAGAGCAGGATCAAGAAGAGCTCAATGAACAAGCACAAGAAGAGAAGTTACAAGGCGTATGCAGGACAAGGAAAATAAAGTAGACCTTCAAGACGAGATAAGAATCTTGAAACTGCAACTAGGCAACCTCGAGGTGCAGATAGCGGACTACCAACAGATAGTCAAAGAGCTGTCTGACAAGTTGAGGCTGTACGAGGAGATCAACGGCTCAGTGTTTAGAGTTTCTAGAAAATAAATTACCATTAAATATCGTTACGATGACAAAAATACTCGTGTTAGGCGATAGCCATGCCGGATGTTTCCGGAAGGCAAAAAATGATTATAGATACACAGTCATCGATGTGGGAGGTGCCACAGCACATGGGTCGATCAAATTTAGTTCAGTAACTAATGCCTTATCTATATTCGAAGACAATCTTAAAAGGCATACACAAAACAATTATGTTTGTACACAACTGGGAGAAGTCGACTGTGGGTTCGTCATATGGGTACGTTCAAAAAGAAAAGGCATTTCTATAGAGAAACAGCTAGTGTCTTCACTAAACAATTATAAAAATTTTCTAACAAACACAGTGAGCAAATACTATGCTCCAAAAAATACTATTGTCCTTAATGCACCTTTGCCCACCATATTAGATAACACTGACAAGCGTTTCCTTAAAGGTGCGCGATCGGAAGTAAACGCAACTCTCGAACAAAGGACCAAACTCACGATAGAATATAATCAGAGGTTATCAGTAATTTGTAAAGAAGAAGGATATATCTGGATAGATGTCACAAAGGAAACAATAGACGAAACTACAGGAGTAGTGGATGAAAAATGGAGAAATACTAATCCGTATGATCACCACCTAAATCCCGACCTTATTTGGCAAATATACGAAGATAAAATAAGAAAACTTATTTAAAGATAGATTGAGTCAACCCAAACATCACGGCATCTTTCTTGCGACGGAACTTGATGTGCTCATGGTCCACTAGGAACACGTTACACCTGCCACCATACTTCTTTATAATGTCTTCCTCATCCAGGGGCCTTATGGTTATGTGGTCATGCTCTGGCAAGGGACACCTATAACCCCACAGCATGGGCCACCAGTGTAAGGGATTGATGCTATCATATCGCTCTTTCATGACCACGAGGAATATCAAGGGTGTGATCGTGAATGGCTCCATCCAGAGCGGTATGGCGTTAAATGTTAACCAGTCGATCAGATGTATTAAACCGGTCCAACCCAGCAGTATGGCGACGAACACACCCATCAAGGGCCAGAACTCGTCCTCGAGATCAAGATCCGGATCCGGGTGCGAGTACATCCTGCGCAACTGCTGTTGGCTCAGTTTCATATAAAGTATATAGTCGATGGATATAATTAATAGTACATAATTTGTTGTAACGCTCCCAGAGAAGTTCACAACAGACAATTTCCAAAAAAACTAATACAAGGATAATCTATGAAGAAGATGATAGCATCTATCGCCTTTTTGTTCTTTACGGCGGTGTCCGCCATGGCGGACTACACAATATACCTACCCACCAAGCCAGGATCTGGACTTGACCAATGGGCACAGGTTGTGATAAAAGAACTAAAGAAACACATCGACGGAGATGTCAAATCTGTACACATACCGGGCGCGAGACACAGACTGGGCATGAACAAGTGGCAAAACGAGAACAGGTTCAACGAAGGAGCCATCACAGTCACGGGAGGCACGACCTCGGTCAACACACTAGTGGTGTCGGGAGTTGAATACGACTACACCACGTGGGACGCCATCGGTGTCCAGTTGCTGGACATATTCGTGGGCAAGAGGAAAGATTGGAATCCCAAGGACGGCGGCATGGTGTTCGGCAACGATCACGCGGCCGGTGACGTGACGGGCATGGTGCTGATGTACTGTGGTAACCTGGACGGCAAGATCGAATCGTACAAGAAGTGTGTGGACGAGGACATGAAGTACGTCAAGGGTGTGGATGACAAACAGGGCACACTGATGTTCGCCAATGGCGAGTTCAACGTGTTCAGGGGCAACCCAACCGCATGGACCAAGAAGATAGCCAAGTTCGAACACGGTGAACTCTGGTTCACACAGGGAGTGTACGACAAGAAGAAAAAGAGGATCGTGACCAATCCCAACGCACCGGGCAAAGACTTTGACACAGTATTCAAAGAAACCTGGGGTGAGGAACCCAAAGGCGAACTATATGACGCCTACAGATTGGTGCAGTTCCAGAACGACTCACTACAGAAAGGACTATGGGTCAACAAGGATGCCCCACACAGGAAAAAACTCGTGAAGGCATTGAAGAAGATGTTGAAAGATCCTGAGTCCAGGGCGATCATTGCCAAAGCGTCCGGCGGTGATTACGAATGGGCCATAGGTGAGGAAGCAGACAAGATAGTTGAGTATCAGCGATCCCTTTACACTGAGAAAAAACTCAAGGATCTAGTCTGGTGGTTCAACAACATCTTCGGTTGGAAGGCCGAGTTCAAACCTGAGCTGTTGAAATAACATGGACTACGCGGTCTGGTGCCTGCTGGGGACTTTGTACGGTATCCTGTTGGGTGTCATACCCATGGCAGGTGCCGGGACCGCGATGTTGCTCGTATTCTCATTCGCAGGATACTTTGATCCTAATCCCTATTACGGATTGGTATTTCTGATAAGTGTTATAGCGGCATCCAGTACTGCGGATTCATACACATCGCTACTCACGGGCATACCAGGAGCCTCGACCACAGCGGCATCCATCATCGATGGATATAAGATGAGCAAGAATGGAGAGGCCGCCAAGGCGATCGGTATAGCAATGGCGGACAGCACATTCAATGGCATATTTTTTGGTATACTCGCATTCGCACTACTACCTTTTTACGCCCCCATTATCTACAAGTTTGGTGTGCCTGAACTGTTCATGTTTATGACACTGTCTATAGCGTGTGTGGCGTTCATTGTTTCCAAGAACTTCTGGTTGAGCTGTGTGGCCATAGCAATTGGTGCCTTCATAGGATTGATAGGTATAGATCCACAGACGGCGGGACCGAGGTTCACGTTTGGAACCTTGTATCTGCAGGACGGTGTGCCCATCATCATGATGATAGCGGGACTGTTTGGCATACCAGAACTGGTGGCTGGTTTCCACTTTGGCAAGAACAGGCCAGCACCCATCAACAACTATTTCTCACAACTGTTCGACGGCTTTCGTACTACATTAAGATTGTGGCGGGATTCCATACGCGGAGGTTTCATAGGATTCATAGCGGGCATACTGCCAGGTGTGGGACCTGTGGGAGATATGCTGGCCTATGGTGCCACGGTCAAGGCACATCCTAATGACAAGTTCGGTGTGGGCAACCCCAAAGGACTGGCAGGCTGTGAAGGGGCCAACAACGCACAAAAGGCGGGCAGTCTGATACCGACCGTGTTGTTTGGCATACCAGCATCTCCTTTCGCGGCCATATTCATGAGCATGTGTATCACATTCGGACTGGACGTGGGCAACCCCTTCATGCTGGAAGATACGAAATTCCTTTCGCTCTTGGGCTATGGATTTGTTGGGGCAACCATACTGACTTTCATCATCTGTATATTCACATCCAAACTCCTGGTAAAGATACTTGAGATCCCTTATTGGATATATGCTGGGATCATCTTTGCGATCATCATATATACCTGCCAATCAGTCACGGGTCTGTACATGGACTATGTGACGCTGGCCGGCTGTAGCATTTTAGGTTTAATATGTTACAAGTTCAAGATAAGCCGACCCGCAATATTACTGACCTACATTATAATAGACAAGTGGCAGAACCTGGGGCAACAATGGTTGACAATGTACACCTGGGATCAGATGCTGACAAGGCCACTATTTCTTGCTTTACTTTTGATGGTTTTAGTGTTAGTATATAGAAGCATAACACAAAAAAACAAAGGCATTGATTACGCCTAATAACTAGAACGATGATAGATCAAGAAGCACAGGACGAATTCTACAAGAACCATTGGCAGTCTAACATACACCTGTTCAGGCATTCTGGTGAAAATTTAGTGGAAGAGATCAACAAACTCAATCCCACATTGGTGATCGACGCAGGCTGTGGCATAAACTTCCTCAAAGGCAAGATAAAGAACCTAGTGGGTTACGATCCGGTGTTCAAAGAAGCTGACATCAACTGCACCCATCATGACGCACCGTTCAAACACGAGTCGGCGGACGTGATACTGGCACTGGGATCAATCAACTGGGGTGACCACGACGACATAGCCAACATGTTGATCAAACTGAAATCCTGGCTGAAGCCGGGCGGCAGGCTCTACATGAGGGGAGCACCCGGCGGTTACAAGAACGACCAAGGCCTCAAATGGTTCCAGTGGGGCACCAAGGAGATAGATTACTTTGCCCGACTGATGGACTTCACCGTGGAGCGGTTGGAATTGGAACACAACACCAGTGGCACGATCGCTGAACGTGAATGGCCGCACAGGTACGTCTGGTTATATCGCAGGAAATAAAAGATCTCTCACAGCATCGGGTAACACAGGATCTAGCATCCTCTCAGGATGCCACACTATTCCAAATACTGGCAATGATCTGTGTCGAAATGCCTCCGGGTTTCCGTCCTTGTCTTCGGCGATCGACACGAAGTCCTCGGGTAACCTTTTGATCATCTGTGTGTGATAACTGTTCACAGTGTAAATCTTTCCCCCCATGGTTACCGAGTGGTCCTTGTCAACGTGACCCTCTATGGATCCATTCACTCCTCCCGCGAGTTCGTTTATAACGAAGGCCCCGTGGCAGATGCCTATTATGGGTTTCCCTTTGCTCATCGCGTGAGCATATAATGTGTTCTCGGTCTGGTTCCTAGTGACACTGTCCGGACCACCTGTGAGCACGAGGCAATCGTAATCATTATAGGCTACTTTATTGATGTTGGGCGCTGGTAGTAGTTTGTGGTCATGGAGAAAATCATAATAGGAGCGTTCTAACGCATCAAACACAAAGTTCCTAGGTGGCTTGACATATTCCAATTGGCTGATCAATATCTTCATATGGCTATTTAAGTTTGTGCAAGATGTTGGTAAATATCATTGTATACAACGAGGAGACATATATGTTATCAGGAAAACAATTCGTGGAGAAACTTGAGAAAGACAACGAGGCCCTGTTCAGGGCATCTGAGTTACAGATCAAGCACTACTACGAAAACACAACAGACAAGGATGAACTGATCGATAACTTCACTGGTCGTATGGTCAACGAGAGAATGAACATGGAAGAAATTTCAAGGGAGATTGCGGCACTTCCAGCCGGCACTGATCCTGAGAAATTGGTTCTACTTTCTAAACAGGCACACGACGAGGCGAAACACTTTCAATTCGTAAAAGAAGTTGTTGAATACCTAAAAGGTGAGAAGATTGACATGCAGAAGGCAGTAGAAAGCCACGCAGAGAGATTACATCAAAAAGGTGCGGCAATGATCAAGAAGTACAACTGCAACAACAACCCATTGATGTTGGCTATGTACCAATTGATAGCAGAAGGCAGAGCGGCGAGAAACTGGGCTATGATGGCCGAGTGCATTGAAGACAAGTTTATTTCTTCAAGATACGCAAAGATCGCCAGAGATGAAACTTTCCACGCTTCGATCGGAAGAATGGAACTTGAGAAACTTTGTGAAACACAAGAAGCTCAAGACGAGATCAACTCTGTTGTCAACGAGTTCAGACGAGATTTATTCACAATTACTTCAAACAAGACTGGTACACTAGAAGAAAGTGCTAAGTTGATGGAAGTGTACGCATAATAAAATCTTAAGACAAATACTAAAGGGCGGTAATTTTATCGCCCTTTTTTTACGGCTTAAATATCAGTATGAAACACAGCAAAGATTATTCACAGGATATATTAAAAAAGATAGACGAGGACCTAGAGGACTCCGATCAAGCAATCAAAAGATTGAAGGCACACTCCGAGGCCAACGCAGTCAAGACAGGCAGGAAGTTGGAATACGGCAAGAGCCGTTGGGACTTTGAGAAGAAGAGGGCACTGGAGAGGGGAGCCTATCACTTTGACTGGAGCAGGAAGGACAACATCGAGGACGTGTTGATGTTCCACGGCAACGTCGACATGGACTGCGACTACTTCATTGACACATACGGTGACAAGGCAATGGACAATGCTGTCCACTGGGCCACACGAAATAAAAGTGTTGGAGAGAACTATGGTATAGACCAAGAGGTATATGACATCGTTAGGTCGGGTGGTGATCCCGAAGCTAAGATATACGGCAGGGCCAACATGTTCACGGACCCGAAAGCAGTAACACTGGCAGAGGGACTTCTTGGCTTGTATGACTATGAACTCAAATTACACTCACAGGTCTGTGGACAACTTCTCCACATGCACATGGACAACTTCGCGGCCAGACTTGACAGGCAGAACAGTTTTGACGAGCTGGACTACGACGTGGATCCCAAGAAGGTGCACAGGTTCGTGGTGTTCCTGAACGATTGGAGCATGGGACAGATATGGCACCAAGGCACGGCGGTACATACCCATTGGAAGGCCGGAGACATCATCAGTTGGCACTGGCAGGACTTCCCGCACGGTACAGCCAACATGGGTTGGGACACAAGATATATACTACAATTCACGGGCAGGACAACAGACAAGACATGGAAATTTATAGAAGGAACCAACAAGGATTCCAAACACATTCTTGACATCCACCACAACAACAAGTAATATTAAAGAATGTACATCTACGCGAACAAGGACATCAAAGTCTACGTGTACAAATAAACAAAAAAATACTTATAAAACTTTATGATATTTGTAATCACTAATGACCAATTTAACCTAGGAAACGTTTTCCTAATCTGGTCTGTACATTACCTGAGCGGAAGCGATGATTATTATTATGGTAGAATCGATGCAAAAAGACCAATACCAGACAACCCCTTATTAAGAGTCACCACAGCACATAAAATGAACCCAACCTGTGTGGGAACCATTGATTCATTTCTTACCGTGTTAGACAGAATTCCAAAAGATCGTACTATCAATCATATTAAGTTCCAGGCTAAAGCCAGATCATTGGAACAACATCATAGAATAAATCACGAATTACAAATGATGTCGTCTAGCAAAGGCATCAAATGTATAAACATGACATGTGCTGACGACCAGCACCTTGTTGGTTTTTTACGACACTCCATAGAACAACCACAGTGGCAAAAAGACATGGACATAGTCACTGAACATTGTAAACATTACTGGCCTCATTTTTTCGAGAACGCATCTATTTTCCAAGATAGATTAAAAACGTTCCATGATATCAGAGAAAATATAGCATTCAACTTAAGATTAAATGATTTTTGGACGCACCTCCCACAAAGAAGTGATAACGATTTAATATATCATTGTCAATATGATCATTGGGTCAAGAATGGGCTCGCTGAAATGAAAAAGGTGTTGCAATTTCTTGGATTGGAATGTAAAGAAGAAAGGATTGATACATGGTGTGAAATATACAGCGATTGGAGTAGAATTCATATTCCTTATCTCGATTTCTGCAATGACATCCACAAAATAATCGAGTGCATAGTGAACAATAAGTCCATGGATCTAACCAAATACAACCTAGATGTATTAAAAGAGGCCGTGATTCTTCATTTATTGATGTTCAAACATGATCTAAATCTCAAACGGCCAGTCGATCATTTACCACAAGATACAAAACTGATATTTCCTTTACTGGAAGAAAATCAAAGGACCGGTTTAGAAAAACTATATCACAAGTCATAGTTATAGACAATTCCAATAGTATATTGTAAAGTATAACATGAATAAAAAAATATTTGCCCAACTATTAGCAGACAGCCAAAACGATCTTGGTAAAATAACACAACCATATATCTTAGAAATATTTGGCGTAGAAGTAAAAAGATGTGAAACTATAGAGCAATATGTGGAGGCTATAGACGACGCCTGCCTACACAAATACTTCTCAAAGTATTGGCAAAATGACATGAAGAAATGGAAGTATTCAGGACTTGCGTTGATAGACGAAGTAAACAGTCTTAAACCTAGGGCGGTGCTTGACGTAGGTTGTGGTTACAATGAATTCAAGGGCAAGATAAACAACCTCATAGGAATAGATCCCTACAATGATCGAGCGGACCTCGAGGTCAGCACAATGGACTACAAGACCGATCAGAAGTTTGATGTGATACTGTGTCTGGGTTCCGTGAACTTTGGCAGTCGTGATAAGATCATAGCAGAAGTGGGCAGGTGTGTTAATCTACTGGCGGAGGGTGGTACCATGTTCTTTAGGGTAAACCCGGGAATACAGCACGATAAACCCGAAGCCCAGTGGATCGAGTTCTTCAGTTGGAACGTGCCGTTCATCATAGAGTTGGCAGATATATTCAATTTACAAGTGCTAGACATCCGGGATGATACAAATTCACGCAAATACTTCGTTTATCGTAAAAAATCACAGTAGACTTTTGCTTTTATTATGCTACAATAAAGAGTAAATACCTTAGATATGCAAAAACACACACGAAGTCTATTAGAAGAACTAAGCTCAATGCCCCTTAAGAGAGACAAGGAAGAGGTGGTTGAGAGCAGGGCATCACACATCCTTGAGAGTGCAATTAGGTTGATGCACTACATCAGGGAGAACTTTGATCAAGACACGGCGTTTAAATTAGAAAAGAAATTTAATTCAGCACTCAAGAATATGGACGCCAGCAAGTTCTCAAAAGGTGTGGCACGCATCAAAGAGAACCGAGAAATCAAGGAGAACGTGCTGAAGATACGAGACGGCGAATATCAAGAGGATTGATGTCTGAAAAAATAAAGATATCAACGCATACCTCTTTCCAGCCTTTGAAGTGTGTGCTTTTAGGACAAACTTTCGACATAGATTATTTTCATTGGATAAAAGATCCAAAAATCAAAGACCCTTTGTCTAAGATACTCGAGGAAACCATAGAAGACCTTGAAAACATGAAAGACACCCTGAGAAGATCAGGTGTTAAGGTGGTACAGCCTAAACCGATCAAGGCAAATGCTGAACAGCAATTCACAAACGGTGAGGCTTTCCATTTTCCACCACTGCAACCGCGAGATGTGTTCCTAACATTGGGCGACAAATTATATTCCAACACCACGCAAGATTTTTATGACTATATCTTTGATTACATAGATAAGAGTGATTACCTTAATCTATTCGAGGAAACTTATAAAGATGGTAGAACTTTTGTCCCGGCCGAATACAACAGCATGGCTAAAGGACTGATAAGCGGTGCCTTTTGTTACAAGATCGGCAGACGGATTGTTATCCCGAAACTAGTGGACGGACTAATGAGAGATCTTGTCAGAAAGTTGTGGACATCTCAAGGTTATGAAGTTGTGGAAACTCAGGAAGTGGGACACACAGATGGAGTACTCAGTGTTATAAAACCCGGTGCATTAATTTCACTTCATGGAATACAAAACTATAAAGAAACTTTTCCTGGGTGGGACGTGCTCTATCTAGACGACACTCCTTTAGATCCGCCCGGCTGGGACAACTTAAAATATAAGCCCACACGATGGTGGATACCAGGAGAGGAGACCAACGAACAACTGTCTCGATATGTGAACACTTGGTTTACAAAATGGACAGGTAATATATCGGAAACTCTTTTTGATTTGAACATGCTTTCGATCAGCGAGGAAGCGATTATGTGTACGCACGAAAGTAAAACAGTATTCGATTTCCTAAAGAAACATAAAGTAGAACCCATAATAACACCATTAAGGCACAGGTACTTCTGGGACGGTGGTCTTCATTGTATCACACTAGATTTAGTAAGAGATGGAAACAGAGAAGACTACTTCAATTAGGATATCAACACACTCGCCATTCCAAAAACTTAAAGTGGTGGCGATAGGACAAGTGTTGTCGGAAGATGCGTTTGACTGGATTACCGAAGAAAAGATAAAAGGACCCATGCAGAGAATACTGATGGAGACTAACGAGGATCTGCTAGAATTCAAAAGAGTACTGGAAGGGCTGGGGGTGGAAGTCCATCAACCCGAACCTTTACATCGTGGCATCCTCAGTGATGAGAAACAGATACCACACGTTCCATTACAACCACGAGATGTGTTCCTCACACTTGGCGACAAATGTTATCAACAGAACACCCATCAAGTCTATGATTACATGAAAAATATTGTGCATGAAGATTGCATGGTGGATCTCTTTAACGAGGTTTATGGGCCAGGTGGTGAATCTTTCGAAGGGCACGAACTCATCTCGGGTGCGAATAGTGTTAAATTAGGCAAGCACATAATAATGCCAGCCGACGGGCCAGAAGGATTCGTCCGTCCGGACAGACCAATGTTCGATCACATAATACACAAATGGAAACAACAAGGGTACGAGATAATTCAAACGGATGATGTGGGGCACACAGACGGAATCATAAGTTTCATCAAGCCAGGTGCGTTCATGCGAGTTGGTCGATCCCCGTCACAGGAACAAGAGTTGTTTTCAAAATGGGACAGGTTAGAACTGGGACAACAAGGGTGGATGCATCCGGCCATGAACAAATGGATGTCTGAAAAGAACCTTGTGAACGGTAGATGGTGGATAGACGGTGAACAAGACAATCCGCAATTACACAAATTCATCAACGATTGGTGTGATCACTGGGTGGGCTATTGTGCGGAATCGGTATTTGATGTAAACACGCTGGGAATATCTGAGGAGTGTGTGTTGGTATCCAGTTACAACAAGGAAGTTTTCAAATTCCTCGAGAAACATAAGGTTGAACCTATCATAGTACCGCTTAGACATCGTTACTTCTGGGACGGTGGACTACACTGCTGTTCGTTAGATCTAGTGCGTGAAGGCCAGTGTGAGGATTATCTATCATGATATTTTGGATAGCACCATCTGGAGGTAACAACAGTTATATATGCATGAAACTGATAGGCAAGGAAACAGGTTCCACCACAACCTATCATGATACAGGCACACATTCAGATGAAAAACAGATAATCAATATCATGCACTACGGAACCAAAAACGAAAACACCAAGGTTGTGGTCGCACAGGATTACAACAATGTGAAAAACATTGTGTCTAAGAACGATGTTGTGATACAGAACTACATAGACGATTACAGAGAACTGCTTCTGATCAATTGGTTTGAAAAAAATCAAGCACCCCTTGGCAACGAGTCGAGTCTTAGATACGGATGGAAATCTTCTTGGATTGCTTGGCAACAAGACCTTTGGAAAAACGTTTCAAAACTCCCTATCACTTCGGCAGTGTGTGAATGGATGTGCAAATTATGGGACAATAACTTTGAAGACATCAAAAGACAAAAAGAGATTGAAAAAGTGTTCAACTGGTCTTGTATGTATAAGTCGTCTGCGTCCACAGTCTCTGAATTTGAGAAAATTGGTTATTCATACACCGTCCAAGAACATGACAACTGGCTTAAAAGTCAAACAGGTATATTAAGCATATGGCAAGATATAAAATCAAATGTAGAAACACCCATGAAACTTGATGATGAAATTTGGAAAGGTATTGCCATGGGAATGTATGCTAGAGATAACAACATGAACAGGCGACAAGCAGAAGAACACTTTGGTTTGATCCTATAAATATTGGTATGCTGATAGAAGATATATTGACAGAATTCAAGAGGACACACCTAGAGCACATAGAGGACATCGTGATCACTGACGGTTATGAAGGTGGACGTGCTGTGTTAGACTACTTCAGGGGACTTCTTCTCACACTAAAAGGCACGAGTTCAGAGGCCGTCAAAGTCTCAGTCAAATGGGACGGGGCACCTGCCGTGGTGTGCGGCGTCAATCCCGACAATGGTCGTTTCTTCGTGGGCACAAAGTCAGTATTCGCCAAGGCCGCAAAGATTAACTACACCAAGCAGGACATAGCCAGAAACCATGGCACGGACGACCTGGGACAGAAGTTATTGAAGTGTCTGGTACATCTAAAGAAACTGGGCATGACCGGAGTGTACCAGGGAGACCTACTATTCACAGACGAGGACATCACACGTAAGAACATCGATGGCAAGCCCAACCTCACGTTCACACCCAACACCATCACATACGCTGTGCCAGAACAGTCAGATCTAGGACGACAGATAGATAGGGCTAAGATGGGCATTATATTCCACACCACATACGTGGGTGACTCGCTGGCTGACATGAACGCCCAGGCCGGGGCGGATGTTGAATCATTCACCCGATCTCCAGACGTATTTTTTGACAACGCCACCTACAAGGACGTGTCAGGGTCGGCCAAGTTCACAGATGCTGAGACCAAGCAGTTCTACAACGGCATCGAGAAACTGGAGGCACTACTGAATAACGTGCCAAGGAACCTGGCCAGCGTGTTGGGACAGAACCAAGACTTCGTTCCCATGTTTCAGATGTACATCAACGCCCGGGTAAAAGAAGGTGAACTACCAAACGATGCCAATAAATTTTTACTAGGCTTCCGGAAATTCTATAATGATAGAATGCAACAGCAGATGTCAGGACTCAAGGCACAGAAGGCTCTACAACTAAGACAGGACAAGATGAAGCAGATGCCCATATTCCTCAACAGGGCCAAGAAACCATTACAGGCCATGCTGACATTCTACAGGGCGGTGCAGACCATGAAGGCTTTCGTTCTGAGGAAGATGAACCAGGCACAGGCCATAGGGTCATTCCAACAGACGGACTCGGGACTGGAGGTCACAGAGCCAGAGGGATTCGTGGCAGTGGACAAGTCAGGAAGTGCTGTCAAGTTGGTTGATAGGTTGGGATTCAGTAGACGTAACTTAACTGCGATCAGCAAATTCAAGAAATAATTTTACTGTCTTATTGATTTCTAAACTTAATTTCTCTGCATTGAAAAAATGATCGTAGTTGTGTTTTCTCAAAGATTTTGTTTGTAAATATAGATCTTGATGATTTTTTTGTTTTAGATCTTTACACAATTTAACAATTTTTTCAATTTTTTTTTGGCTGTCTCCCTCAAGATCATATGATTCATTAAACCAATTTCCAAAAGTTTTAAAACCCATCTCTCGCAATTTTTGGAGATAAAGATAGTTTCCGTGCACCACAAATACATGTTGGGCAATGATAGGTTTCCATATCTTCTCAGTCATAAAGACATCGAAATCGTTGTCGTTGGTTTCTGACACTATACTAATGGCACTATCGTTGTATGGTAATTCATATAAATCTTGATCCATTCCATACTTTGGATAATTTTTTGGATCAACCCATGGGAGTTCGTATTCTCGTTCAATCCGCACGGGATCATCGAGTCCTAAGAAACTATAAATACTGTTTTCGAGCAATCCATCTTTTCTTAGGCTATCGTAAAGAACCTTCCTGTGATTCCTAGGAAATTTATTAAGATAAAGAAAATCTTTAGTTTTTAACTCATGATTAAATCGAAAGTTATTATTTCTGTGTTTCATATACATGTAACTCCAAAACCATGATGTACCTCCGGTCCAGTCGAGAGCATCACACTTTAAATCATTCGTCCTTGGGTAGACATCTCCGTTTTGTATATTCTCCTTAGATTCCCATGGAGTTGCGATTATAAATTTGAAACCTTGAGCATGTAGTAGTGCTATCCTTCTTTCTAGTTCTTTTTTATATTCTTTTCCTGTGATCAAACTGTTCAATTTGCGATCAATTATAGCAAACTTCCGGTGATAATTTTCTAATTCATATAAGTGTAGGGCAAAAAAAGTATTGCATGTTTCTATTTTTTGATTAGGAAGCGTTGACATGTAGAGAAATTGGTCATAGGTTCTATGATCCCCTGTTGTCATTAAATCTGTAAGGAAAAGATTTCTCTGCATTAGCTCTCTATAAATACCAGTATGTTAACTCCATTTCTTAAGTATGTATCTGAGGGCAGGGTGATCAGGCGACATAGTGACCTGCAGAGGTACACATTTCCTGAAATTACCGAAAGGATATATCTAAGTTTCCTTGCTCTGTCATTGTTGAGTCAGATCAAAGGCATGCAATCATTCGTGCGATCCTACGCGGACCAGACCATGGCCAAGGGCACGTTCGACCAGGTAAGGATGATAAACAACGACCTCGCCAACATGTTGGCCATAGTAGCGGGCGATCCAGAGATAACAAAGAAGCTCAATAACAAGAATCAAGCACAGGCCATGAGGCAGAGGCAACCGGTGCCCGTGATGGCCATAAGGAGGTACCTGAGGATGTGGGAGGATCATTACAAGAATTTGACACAACTGGAACGGTCACTCAACATAACCGACGCCAACTACAAGACCCTCAGAAGAAATATCGCCAACTATGGGAAACTCAACAGCAATGACAGACAGAGAATAGCCAAGAAGTTGTTACAGCAATTGAGCTCGAAACTGGCGGGCACTGACCTTTATAAAAAAATCAAAGATATATTATAAGGTAAACGTGTGGCCGTAAGATCTAAAGAGACAGACAAGGCTCAAAGGGAATGCCTGTTGGTGTATGAATGGGCCAGACCGCACCTGAAACAGTTCAAGACAGCAGTGGATGTTGGCGCGAGACAGGGTTGGTTTGCTAAAAACATGGAAGAAGATTTTGAACACGTCTATTGTTTTGATTTCAGGGACCACAGGACACAATTCCAACAAACCGTAAATGACATAAACAAATTCACCTATCATGTGACAGGGCTTGGTGAATCACAAAGGACCGCCTATACTACAAACACCAGGGTAGGCAGGATAAAAGAAAACGGTAAGGTGCCAGTGCCCATATGTACCTTAGACAGTTTCGGTTTGAAAGACGTGGGCATGATAAAATATGACATTGAAGGGTTCGAGGTCAAGGCAATACAGGGCTCCATGGAGACCATTATGCGTGACTGGCCCGTCATCGTTGTGGAACAAAACAGGGGTGATATCAATGCCGTTGAACTATTGGAGTCTATAGGATATCGATGTTTGGGCAGTTTTCCGCCTAGGAACCATGACTACCTTTTAATTAAATAAACATATGATAACGCATATTTGTGAAAAGTGTGGCTGTGAACAGCATTGTGACCGATCCTGCACAGAGTGTCTTGACTGCCCAGACTGTAGATGTCAAGAGTGTGATGCCAAGCGAGAATAGTTTCTGGGTGCTGTACGGACAGCACACCGAACCCACCTACCTAGAGGACGCTGGACATGGACAGCGACCGCAGAGGGACGCCGCACTGAGATACATCAAAAGTTGGCGAGTGTGCCTGGACATAGGTAGCAACATCGGACAGTGGACCAGACCACTGGCCAAGAGATTTGATAGTGTGATCTGCTTCGAGCCCAACCCCAACTTCAGGGAGTGCTTCAAACGTAACATCACCGAAACAAATGTTGTGTTATGGCCCTATGGGCTTTCACACAAGGAACATCGGGCCCAGCAGGATATCAACTCGACGATCTTGAAGCAAGGCGAAGGTGACATCCAGTGCAGGACGTTGGACAGTTTTGGACTGAACAATTTAGATTTCGTCAAGATAGACGTGGACGGGTTCGAGGTGCCCCTGCTGGAGGGAGCTCGTGACACACTGACCAGGAACACCGCTGTGATCAACATCGAGATGAAGCGTGACAAGAGGACGGAAACAGTGGAACGCACAGAAGATATTTTGCGAGATCTGGGCTATCAGTTCAAAAAACGCACCAAAAGTGACGAAGTGTGGTTGAAATCTTAATATTACAGCATAATTTACCAAACAAACCCATAAATACATTTAACTTGATGCCTGAGCGGCATCATAGTCATTTAAATCAGATAAAAAGGAGGATTAAAAATGGCAGACACAGCAGGAGCAAGTAAAGTAAATCCAGTAGTAGCTAACATCATTGGTGAAAATAGATTCTACGGGAAAGAAATAACAATGGTAGCATTGGATTGGGACGTTGACGCGGACGGTTCAAGAGCGGCTATGGAAGCAATCCTAAACACTGTAACACGTTACGGTAACATCGTATTAGCAGGTGCGGTTTATGACACTGGAACTAAAATGGACATCATCATGGAAGGTGACCTATCAGGATCAGACTACGTATCAGCAGATGGCACAGTAACTGGCACAGTTGCGGCGGCTATGGTTGAAGACCTAATTAACCTAGGCACAGTTGACGGTGTTAACTTTGCATCAGGTACAGTTGCGGCTACAATCAAGACTACACTAAAATTTGCTTAATTTTTAGTAATACCAAAGGGCGGGTCCTTAATTGGCTCCGCCCTTTTTTTGTGGCTTAAATATCGGTATGCACGAGTACAGGATACACACATTAGTCGACATCACGGACAACGGCAACCTGAAACAGGCGTTCCCGTTCAAGACAGCGGCCGGAGAGGTCATACACGACAAGCACAGCCTGGGCATCGCCCGCAACCAGAACAGCAACTTCAATACCATGTTACAACTGCTACAAATGAGGGCAAACATCACATGGGAACTGCCACCACAGCGGATTGAGATACAGAGCCTCAAGAATCACATGTTTGGATCGTTCTATGAAGGCCGACAGACCACGTGGCACTTCCAGTTCTTCACAGAGCAATCAGGCCTTTACGGCGATGTACATGATCCTGTAGTACGGTTGACGGAGGACTTCCACCAGGTGCCCATACTGTCTTTCTGCAAGGAGACCGTGACATTCCCCCTGAGCACCTTCGACACCATGACGCCCGTGAGCAAAAACACGTACTTTTCATACGCAGGTCCACTCGATAAATAATACTTGATTAAGGCACACACTACAAAACTTATTAAGGCTAGCACAGGCAATGACACAGGCACAATTCCAGGCTTTAGGAGCGGAGATCAGAGAGATCAAACAGGAGTTGAGAGAGTATATAAGATTAATGAGTACAACAGATTTAGAAAAGACAAACCTAGAAGCACACGTGGACCTCTGTTCGGAGAGGTACAAGGGCCTACACGACAGGCTGAGTGCGATCGAACTGAGACTGGCCAAGATGAACGACGATATGTCAACCAGCCACAAGTCGACAACCAAGACCATCATAGCGACAGCGGGCACAGTGGTGGCGGGACTACTATCAACGGTGGTGGTGATCCTGATGAAGATGCCAGGCTAACAGCCATATCCAGCAAACACACATGTTCATACAGATAGCACCCCGGGCCAAGGTCTTCGTGACACAGGAGGACATGGCATTCATACTGCAACATCGATCGGAATCATTCCGCGGCAGTGACTTACCACCGGAACAGCAAGACAGGGCCAAGCGCCTGGCCGACAAGGCCATATTCGTCAGGAAGAAACTTGACACCGACGTCCAATATGCTTTAAATAGACAGATTAGGATCGCTCGGAATGACACAAAAAAATAGATCAGAACTGGTAAAACAGATAGAGGCATACGGCCTACGCAACAAGTTAGCCGAGCTCGCACGGAAGGAAGAGGCACGGAGACCGTTCCGTCACCTGCCCAAGCAGTTCTCGAAGGGCATCCTGATCGGCAACATAGCCATCGTGCCCAAGAAGTTGACCGGAACCCGATACGCTTACGTGATAGCGGACATGCTGGAGGCCACTATCATACACGAGGACATAAACCTCAAGCAGACCGCGATCCTGGTGGCACACCATTTGGCGGACGGCAAGAACGTGCCCACCAATCTCATGGAACTGGACACCAAGTTCGCCTCACAACTGTTCGACATACAGAATGCCAAGCGCATGATTAAGGAGGCACAGAAGAACAAGGACGAGGCGATAGAGGACATCTACTGGGACAGATTGGACGTCGCAAACCGCCTAGCGGACGAGTGCAAGAGCAGGATACAGATGATTTTCAATGACACGTTCGGCGCATAGATAATAAATAAACACGTATGAAGA